GTGGGAGATCTCACTATGGGTAAAAGAAGGACAGCAAGCAGGAAAGTATTTCAGCGCATCCATCAAAGAGCCATGGGTGAAACCTGAAGAATCAGTTCCAACAGCAAAGATCACATCAGTAGAAGATGAAGACGATGGACTCCCATTCTGAATTAAGCGATAAGCTGAGGGCCTCTCTCCAGGAGAAGCTCTCGGCTCGCTACAAGATCAGACATCTGAGTGAGGATTCAGGACTGCCCTATCATCAACTATACAGATTCATGCGAGGCAAGCAAGTATCTGAGTCATTCATAAATCATGCTTGGTACTATTGTCACAATGTTCTGGGAGCATGAAGCATACTAGATCGCCAAAAAGATCACTAACGGCTCCGAACTATACAAGGACCTTGTCGGCCATATCTACCTATTGCTGTATGACAGGAACATCCCAGAAGAGGATCTCCCCAGAACATTTGCAAGATTCGCGTACAATCAGTACAAATGGCCTGGCAGTGACTGGAATAAGCAGTTCAACACAATGGCCCACATGGTATCCCTCGACTATGACATACCCCTGCAAGGTGACGATGACAATGAAGAGGAGGAGTATCAAAAATACCTGAGAGAATACATGGAAAAAGAGTGCAGCGATGATCAGGAGCTATTCATCAAGGAGGTAACCAGGATGCATCTATATGGCATGACATTCAGAGACATCAAAGCACAGACAGGACTATCACTCAGAATCATTCATTCAGCAATCAAACAATTTAAATATGATCTATTTAACAATCATTCTCATGTGCATTGGAATTGCACGAATTCTCCTGACTTTTAATCTGCCTGACATCAAGCCATTGAATTGTCAGAGCTGCCTATCGTTTTGGAGTACAGTCATTGTCTGTGCATTCTTTGACTATCATATCATTGGCATCTCATTGATATCCTATTTACTTTCTGATCTTATTTTAGTATGGGAGAGCAAGAGGTAAAACAGGAGCCAAGAGTCATGACAGACAAAGATATCTACTTTGCCATGATAGGGGCATTACTACTGCATGAGCTACAATCCAGTAGGGAATTGAGGAGGAAAATATCAGGCACAGCATTAGATCGAAAACTAAAAAACATAATAAAGAAATGATATCAGAAGAATTAAACATTCAAGCCATGAGATTTCAGAAGAGCAGATCCTTTGCTCTCAATGGCAATCTACAGCAAGAGCTCGCCACATGGTACAAGGCAATCAAGGGAACGGATCTCAATAGCAGATGTGGTACTTGCATACGCAACGCCATGCATGATCTACTCCGATGGCTACAGGAAGAGAAGAATCAAGAGGTCAAGCCTGCAAAGATACAGTTCATAGGAGTCAAGCAATACAACTATGATAGCATGAGTTACAATGATCTTAAGGCATTGGCACAGGAGAGAGGTCTCAAGATGGGCAGAGCTCCCAAGAAAGATGATTTAATAAAAGCCCTTTCAGAATGTTAGTAGCTCCGATTCCAGTATACGGCAGAAGACCATTGGTCAAGCATACTATCACAAGGCTACAGAATGCAGGAGTCAAAGTGATATGTATGGGCCATGACAAGGCTGATAGAGATCTGTGCATCTCACTTGGTGCAGAATGGATCACTTTTGATAACGATCCCCTGGCAGCGAAATGGAATGCAGGATTCATGGCAGCTCGTAAGTACGAACCTACAGGTGTGCTATTCGTTGGATCCTCAGACTGGGTGTCTGATAACTACATCACAGAGGCTGAGCGCATGCTACCTGAATATGACATGCTCGGAAATCTCGGATGTCATTTCACAGATCTTGGACCAAGCAACATCCGTACAGTGAACTGGTTTGGATACGGCAAAGGATCCAGAAGCTATGAGCCTATCGGAATAGGAAGAGTGCTATCAACAAGGCTGCTAAACAAAATGAACTGGCAGCCATTCGACAAGAGACTCAACTCAGGCCTTGACTGGTCCATGTGGCTGAAGGCTCTCTCACTCGATGCCTCAATAGGAATCTTTGAAGATCCGGATCTCAAGCTCCTAAGCATCTCAACACATTCATGGGGAAACAAACATAAATTCACAGATCATTGGACAGGATCACTCAAGGGATCATCAGAGAATCTTGGCAACAAGGCTGAAGAGGATCTGTTCAAATCCTTTCCTGAAATATATGAACTACATGAGACAATGCAAAATCTCTGAAAGTCTTGAGGGCTTAGATCAAGACCTGATGCGCAAGTATGACATGACTGAGCGCAATGATCTTGATGAATGGTGCGCATTCTTTGGAATGTATAGAGAGGAAGATCTTGAGGCACTCAAAGAACATCGAGGAGATAGATTCATTATATGGTTTGGCTCTGATGCAAAGGACTTGCCTGATGAGTGGGTTTATTATCTGAAATTGGAACTGAACATTGCTATTAGTAGGCAGGTTCTTGAGTCATTAAGAAAAAAAGGTCTTGATGCTTATTATCTGCCTATCAATGCCACAATAGCAGAGGAGTGGCCAGCAACTGCGAAAGGTGAAAAGATATACTGGTACTACAATGAAGGGTGCAAAGAGTTCTACGGATCAGAATTGATTGAACAGATTCAAGAGCGCATTGATATTCCTATCATAAAAGCTGACTATAAGACATTCACCAAAGATCAACTGTATGATGTCTATGCTCAATGCTTTCTGAATCTAAGGTTGACTCCTCATGATGGATGTCCTAACACTAACTTACAGATGGGATTAATGGGGCGCAAATCAATATACAATGGTGATCTACCTCATTCCATAGCATGGACTGATGTTGATAATATCTGTGAGTCTATCATGCGAGAATATGACAACAGGCATCTATCTGACAATGTATCAAGTGATTTTTATAACTTTGTTAAAATACTGACAATATGAAAGAATGTCCAAGATGCCTCTTTACTGAAGACATCACCAAGATATCGGAGAAGCAATGCGAGTACTGTGATCTACATGATGAGCTACAATCCAAATCCATTCCATTTGATCTCAATGGAGTTCTGCACAAGATACGCAAGGCAGGGAGATCCAGCAAGTACGATTGTATCATGGGCATCTCAGGAGGTATTGACAGCTCAACACTACTCTACACTGCTGTGCGTTACTGGGGACTCAAGCCATTAGTGATTCACTTCGACAATAACTGGAATGCTCCTGAAGCTATCCACAACATGACAATGCTCATTCAGAAGCTCGGTGTAGATGCCATAGTATATCATGTCAATAAGCAAGAATACGACAAGCTAAACGAATCTTTCCTATATGCAGGAGTTCCGGATGCTGACATTCCAAATGATATTGCCATGACTAAGCTCATGTACGATACAGCTCACAAGTACGGCATCAAGTACATTCTCAATGGTCATGACTTCAGAACTGAAGGATCTACTCCAAAGGGATGGACATACATGGATGCAAAATACATCCAGTCAGTGTACAAAGACTATACTGGCAAGCAGCTCATCAACTATCCTTTATTCACATTTTGGGATCAGATCTACTATGCCTGGAAAGGTATCAAGCAAGTAAGACCATTCCACTATGGATTTGATCGTGAGACCATGGAGCATGAGATGAAGAAGCTCATCAGATGGGAGGACTACGGAGGTAAGCATTGTGAGAATGTGTATACTGAATTTGTGGGATCATGGCTCCTGCCCAACAAGTTCAACATTGATAAGCGCATAGTCTATCTATCTGCACAAGTCAGATCAGGGAAGCTAAACAAGAAACAAGCCAAGGAACTATTCGCTGTCAAGTCAGAGTTCGATCTGTCAAAACTGGGTGATGCTGAGGAGACTCTTCTCAAGCTGACAAACCTACGCAAGAATCCAAGAGAGAAATACGCACGATACAACTTCAAGGCATATAGACCATTGATATGGATACTTGCCAAGATCAATGTCGTGCCATATACGTTTTATGTTAAATACTGTAAGTGATGCCAATACCTAAACCAAGACCAGGAGAGAATCAGAATGAGTTCGTGCAACGATGCATGAGTGATGACAAGATGAAGGATGAGTATCCATCGACTCAAAGATATCCGGTATGCAAAGCAGCTTGGGATCGTGCAAAACATGAGTTCCAAGATGCATACAATGACTATCCGGATGCTGTAGTGAATAACGCAAAGCGAGGGATAGAGCTCAATGAGAAGCAAGGCAACAAATGTGCTACTCAAGTGGGTAAGGTCAGAGCGCAGCAGCTTGCCAATCGTGAGAAGGTATCGATCGAGACAATCAAAAGGATGTTTAACTATCTTTCAAGAGCTGAGGTGTATTATGACAATGGCACTCCTGAAGACTGTGGGTATATCTCATACCTACTTTGGGGAGGCAAGGCAGCCAAGGAATGGGCTCAGAGTAAGATTAATGAATATAATAATAAATAATAATAATAATAATAATAATAATAATAATAATAAAGTCAGAACAGAAAAACATATTATAGGTTAAGCCTATGGCAAATAAACACAGAAATATTGAAGAAGAAGAACTCCGAAAATTAGCTTGGAAGTATATTGATGAATGCGAGAATGCTACAAAAGAAATAGCTACAAACAGTGGAGTCAAAGAAATTAAAGAAAGAGTACTCCCTGATGTGAGACATTTTCTCCGTATATGGCTTAGAAGAAACAATTTTGAATTCTATCAAAAAAGCCAATGGTATAGAGCTATTGATAATCCTAATCATCCATTAGGGGACACAATAAAAAACATAGATGATGACTTCAAAGCTCTTGCCATTCATATTGTGGGTAATGAAGGCAAAGGAATATTCTACGGAAAGAATTTTCTTGGCATGAATGACCGCCAACAGATAGAGCAAAAGAATGTAGATAAATTTGACTTTGAATAAATAATATTATATTTGTAATCCTGAGAGGCTCGGCAAAGCTTGATAAGTGCGAATAGCTCACCCCATGTGATTTGATTGCATGGGTTCTTTTTTTTATATTTGTATTTGGTTAGTAGTTTGATTAAAGTTAGATTTGCAAGACTTAAATCTTTGATAGGTATCCGGAAGCGCAGCGCACTGCGCTATTTTTTTATATGGCAACAATAAAAGGATACAAGCCTCACGACAATCAGAGAGCGATACATGATGCCATCAATAAGGGCGATAAAAAATATTATGCGCTGAATATTGGAAGGCAGTTTGGTAAAACATTACTTGGCATCAATCAGCTCCTGTACTGGGCCATCAATGATCCAGGATGCAAAATAGCTTGGGTGACTCCAGTGTACAAGCAAGGGAAGAAAGTATTCGCAGATCTTGAGAGGGCAGTTCGCAGCTCAGGGCTGTTTGAATTCAACAAGTCAGATCTGATAGTGAGTGGCTTTGGATCTACCATTGAGTTCTTTTCAGGTGAGAGACCTGACAACATCAGAGGGAACACATTCCAGTACATGATAGTTGATGAGATGGCATTCACAAGGCCTGAGCTGTGGGATGAGGTGCTGAGTGCGACAGTCATGGTCAAGGGCAAGAAGGTGATATT